TTAAAGATAATACATATCTTACCGATGTAAATGTTCCGGCTATGATTGCTGCCACAACAGGAACAATTACAATATTTTTCTTAAACCACTCTAGTTTACTTTTTGTTTTTTTCATTACTTATAAAAACCTTTAAAAATCCATTCTACCCATTTGTTCCATAAGCTTTTTACTTTGTCCCATGCTTTGCAACAAATATTTTTACATTTTTCAATCATGTTTTTTCTCCTCAATTTCGTAAAAGAAGTTGTCAGTGTCTTGTGTTTTCCACTTACCAGTATCTTCTACATTCCACTCATTTGTTTGTACCTTCCAATCTGGAATGTTATCTTTCACAGTGAAAGAAGGTAAATCCCAAATACATCTATTGTTAGGTTGTGCTGCATAATTACCATCATCTAAAGCAATTATGTGTGCGCACTTATGTTCGTGCGGTATTTCCGAATGATCGGTGTCGAGCATATTACCATCTGGATGAGCCCAGTCAATCGTAAATAAGTATGCTCCGTGATGCCACTTTTTATCTTTACCAATGTATTTGCCTGAAGCTGAGCTTAGAATATTCCAAGAAGTAACAGTAGGATAGTAACTGAAAGAATTCCATAACTCCAATTCGTCAAGTCTATACCTAGGAACGTCTGATGCCTTAAAACCTCTTTGAATGAATGCAGATAACGGGAGACGGTAGAAAATAGCACCGTTCTCCATAATTGCATGCCAGAGGATAGCCCGGCCGCCCATCGATGTAATACCGAAGACAATACATTCCTCGACTTCACCGTGATGTTTTTTGAGATCGTACAAATATTCTCGCCTAATTTGTGCGTACATTGGTGGTATGTTTGCGTTAAGATATGCCATAATTTACCCATATATATCACCCCAAGTATTACCTTTTTCGTAGTCTACCTTGTTGGGGACCTCTAGATTAACAGCATTCTCCATTACTTCAACAATTTTTTTAGCTTGTTCTGGGGACTCAACGGAAACACACAGTTCATCATGTATTTGTATGTGCGCTACAATGCCTTCCTTATATAAATCTAACATTGCTTTTTTAGTCATGTCTGCTGCTGATCCTTGTATTAATTTATTTAATGCTTTGTATGTGTATGCTCTTTTAATTCCTGGTCCATGTTCCCTTAGCGCTTCTTCATGAGGCAATGCTTTATGCATACCAAATTGATTGGGCTCCCATAAATGAAACCTACACAACCTACCTAGTAATGTTCTTATCTGTCCTCGTTCCTGCGCTCTGTTAGATGCAGCGTTCATAATTTGTTTTACGAATGGAACTTTAGCATGATACTGATCAAATAATTCTGCAGCTTTATCTTTCGATACACCAAGCTCTGCTTGTAGTTTAGCTTTACCCATACCATAAAACAAACCTAAGTTAATTGTTTTGGCCTGGGTCCTCGGTATCTCCGCCATGTCAGCTACAGTTTGGTGGAAGTCTGCAGCCGCATCATTTTCATAATTATCTATTACATCATTGACTGATGGAAATTTATAAAGCGATGCATAATGAACTACTAATCTAGGTTCTTGTTGTGAGTAATCAAAACATCCCCAGGTTCTACCTTCATCAGGTAAAAATAAAGATCTAATCATTGGTCCAAGATCTTTATTTCTTGCTGGTAGTTGTTGTAAATTAGGATTTGAATAACTAAACCTACCTGTAACCGTACCTCCTTGGTCCGATCTTATTTGATTAATATCAGCATGTATTCGTCCTTTATGTTCGTATCTCAATATGGTATCTATAAATGTAGTATGAGCTTTATTTATTTCACGAGCTCTTGCTATCATTTTTACAACAGGATGTTCGTGTTCTTGTAAAAAGTTTTTAGTAAAGGAAGGAGAATTAGTTTTAACAGTACGTTCATATGGTAAAGAAAGTTTATCAAATACTTTTGCAATACTTCTGGCAGCCCATATCTGAGGCTCTATTGTGGTTTCTTTACTTATTGCTAATAGGATTTTCTTCTCTTCTGTTTCTAATTCTTGCTTTAGGAGAGAGGCTTTATTTGAGTCTACCCGAACTCCCAAAAAGCGCATATCGACAAGACAAGGAAAAAGATCAGTCTCAAGATTAAATATTGATTCAATGTCTTGGTGTATAATTTCTTTTTTAAATATTTGCCAAAGCTCTAAAGTTAACTCAGCATCTTTCTCTGCATAAGATCCAACATACATTGCAGGTAATTTCCACATTTCAGATTTAGGATCTAATCCTCTTGACTTTGCTTCTTCGTTTAGTGCAACTTCATTCTTACCATGTCCAAGATAATCCCAAGATAAACTATTTAAATCATATCTAAATCTATTCTCATCAATAAGAGATGCAGCTATCATTGTATCTACGATTAAACCATTAATTTTAAAACCCATAGATCTTATCCAACACACGTCATACATTGCATTGTGAAATATTTTTATAGCATCAGAAGCTAAAATATCTTTGAACCATTCTAAAGTTTTCTTTCGGTCCATGTTTGGTCCTGAGTCATGAGCAATGGGAAAATAATATTTACGTCCTGGTACAGCCACCGCAATACCAACAACTTCACCATTACCAATAACAGAGCCAGACCCCATCGTTTTTAAATCAGGATCTCTAGTTTCTAAGTCGATTGCTATTTCATCGTATGGACGTAGATCTGGATACTCTTCCGGCTCTATCCATTCAGTCTGTGCTGTAAATAAAGGTACCTTCATTTCTTTTTCATGTCTTTCATTTTTTTAATTTCCAACTCACAATAATGTATAATCTTCTCTAAGTCTTCTATACCATTTTTTGTAAGATATCTACAAACATATTTCACAACGTTCCCCTGAAAGAACGAAAGATTATTTTTTGAAATAAATTCATAGGGCTGAATGTAAAAAGATTTATAATGCTTTCCGCCTATCTGCTTATCTTGCGGTGCCATATCTTTAAATATACTTTCGTCTGTCATACTTGATAACCCTTCCTTTCTATTTTTGATTTTAATAAATATAAATTCTGTGCTGCTCTCGTGTAAGCAACATAAAATACTCTATGCTCTTCGTCTCTTTTTGCTTGACTTCTTTGCAAAGCTTTTCTAATCTTATGCGCTAAATCTAAAGCAACAATTACGTTTTCTTCTTCACCACCTTTAATAGAATGTATTGTAGATAAAAAAACTCTAGGTTTATCACTTAACTTCTCACCATTGGATAATAAATTTCTTATATTTAATTTATCTTCATACTTAGCAGCAACAAAAGAATCAAACCAAGGTATATCTTTATCTAATTGTTCTTCACCAGTGTATTCTTTTATCTCTTTCATTTGATGTTCTTCTAATGGTTCTCCTTTACACCAACGTTGATATAATAAAATAGTTCTATATAATTTTTCGCTAAAACTTTTTTCTTTTTTTGTAGCACAATAAATTCCACGTCTTTTTAATTCATCCATTATATTTCTTAATCTTGATCCTGTTCTTGCAAGAATCAACCACTTACCTTCTTTTATATTAATTTGTGATAAATCACTAATCTTTTCTACTTTACCATCGACCTCTCGTGCCTTATAATTCTTGGCTACTTTTTTACCTTGTATCCTGTCTATAATTTGTAATGCATAGGTTTGTACATTCTTTGGGATACGTCTTGATTTATTTAATATTATTTCTTTATCTGCTTTAACATCTATAAAACTATCTACATCAGCTCCGGCCCAACTAAAGATTGCTTGGTCATCATCGCCTGCTAAATAAATATGTTTTGATTTTTGTTTTAAAACTTCAAACATCTTCCATTGTAGCTTTGATAAATCCTGAGCTTCGTCAACAAAGATGGTGTCAAATTCTGGACATTTTTCTGCCTCATTTATAAATTGATGAATCATATCGTTAAAGTCGATTAGGTTATTATTTTTTTTATACTCTACTAAATTAGTAGAGATATGTTTTAAAGTATTCCAACTCACATCATTTCTATTATGTTCGTTTAAATTAAACTCTTCTTCAATAGATATATCTTTATTCATAGCTCTACCTATCAGTTGGTAATATGGATTATCACAAGTTAAAAAATGTGTTTCTTCTTTGTTAAATTTATCCTGGTATCTAACTCTAATGTTTAAAAGTTTCCCTAAGTCTTCGTAGTGATAAGGTTGCATAACTCTATCCTCACTTAGACTTAGGGTATTAAATGCGAGCGAGTGAAGAGTTTGAAAATGTCTTAAACGTTTTGGAGGAAAAGGCATTCTCTCTTTTGCTTCCTTCGCTGCCTTTTTAGTAAAAGCAAAATAACCTATCTTATGCAACGGGGAGCCTGTC